CTCCGGCGGCTAGGCGGGAAGCCAACAAATAAGTCAGCTACTCCAGATCTGGTTCCTTCCACGGAGAGCACCTGGCAGGAGCGGATAATCTACGATGCGCTGTCTACCCAGGTGGCCCACCAGTTAGGTTCCCGTACGGCGATGCCCTTGTCGGCGTTCCGCAAAATTCCGGTCTACTCGCAATGGTCCCAGGCGGTGGCTCACGCACTGGAGCAACATCACGGATGGTTCCCGAAGGCCACCCGCCCGGAAACAATCTCAATGCTTCGGTTGTACGCGGATATGGTCATCGGCCAATTGAACAGCACGGAGCACATACACGGCTTCGGGTGGCGCAGCGTGTGCTGGGGATTGGAAAATCTCGCTGTGATTGTGGATAAGAATTTCCCCGATTACGCCCGCAATGGGTTATTGCATCTGGTCGCGGCTTTACGCACGTCTCCCCGGATTGAAGAACAAAAATGAATAATGAATTCCCCATCCCACTGCAACTACAGATTCTCACGCTGCTGTGCTACTCCACTAATGCTTCTGCGTTGATACGCAACGTGGTCACCCCACGGATGTTCGCGGCCGCAGGTCAGCGCCGCCTGGTGGAGCGGGTATATGCCTACCTGGACACCTTCCGCTGCCCGCCGCAGACCCACACGGTTGATCTCATAGATGAACTGGTCGAGGAGGGTTCCGATCGCAGCACCCCACCGGAGGCGTACGCGGAACTCGGGGAGCAGATCGCCGATCTGCGGGACACGGTGAACGAAGATTTCGTCATCTCCCAACTCAACACTTTCGTCAGCGATCAGGCGTTACGCACGGGGATCGTCCGGGCGTCCGAGGCGGTCCAGGCGGGCAACCTCGAGGAGGCCAAGACCGCGCTGAACACCGCGCTGCGCACGCAGGTGTCCGCGTTCTCGCCGGGGCTGCAGCTGATCGAGGGGTTGGATCGGCTGAATGAGGAAACCCGCATCGGGCTGCTCCCACTGGGGATAAAGCCCCTGGACGATGCGCAACTCGGCCCCGCCCGCGGTGAGTTGCATCTGTTCATCGCGCCGCCCAAGCGTGGAAAGTGTATCGCTGCGGATGAGCTTGTGCTTTTACCTAACGGTGAACAGAAGCGAATTGCTGATGTTGTCCGTGATAAAGATAAACGTGTGCTTACGATGGATCCAGAAAATGGTCTCCTAAAAGTAACAGCTGTAACTGAACACTGGACAAATGGGAAAAAGCCTTGTGTTCGACTGACAACAAAAACTGGACGGCGAATCGTTACCACAAAAGAACACTTGTACTTTACAGAAAAGCACGCCTGGGTTCCTGTTGACGAACTTCGCCCGAAAGTTGATCGCATTGCTGTTCCAAGAAACCTGATAAATCTTGGGCGGAAGCAAGAAGATCCACGCAAATTACGAGTGCTTGGATATGTGTTAGCTGATGGACACATGAACGGCCCACGACCATGGCTTTCTAAAGGAAGTGATCGAACTATAGCCAAAGATTTCTGTAAGTGTATACGGATGGCTTTTGAAGATTCAGTTACTCGCAGTTGTGATGGAGAAGTGTATTACGTCGTAAATAATTACCGTAAAAAGAATAGGCACAATAGCTGCCACACTGCTGACTGGTTCGAAAGCCTTGGGCTAGCCAATAAACTGTCAAAAGAAAAAACAATCCCTGACTTTGTCTTTCAGTTACGAGACGAATTGATTGCTGAATTTTTACGCGCGCTTTTTTCCTGTGATGGTTCTATATATGGTAGCGGAAAAACAGCCGTAATCGAGTACAGTAGTGCAAGTGCAAAAATGGCTGAACAAGTATACCACCTATTATTACGCCTTGGCGTCGTAGGCAAATTTCATTACGGTGTTGGACACTTCCAGGGAAAAGTATATCCGGGTTACGGTGCTGTGCACATAAAGGACCGCACAAATATTCTTAAATACATTGCCCGAATTGGTTTCACCGGTAAAAAGATGACAATAGCCAAACGATTAAAGCCTTTACTTGAAGATGATCACGGACGTGGAACACGTAGTCTTTATGGTTGCCGAAGCTGGACCGATGACTTTTTGTTTGATCAGGTTGTCAAGATTGAAAACGTTGGCGAACGTGAGACGTTTGATTTAACTGTACCTGAACACGAAAACTTTATCGTCTCAGATATGGTTGCCCACAACTCGTGGGAATTAATACATATCGGCAAGCAAGCGTTATTGCGCCGACTGAACGTGGTCCACATCACGTTGGAGATCTCCGAGCGGCTGATCGTGCAGCGTTATCTGCAGAGCCTGTTCAGCATCCAACGCAGTAAGGCTCAGGTCAACTTCACCCGACTGCGTCTGGATAGTCTGGGGCGAGTGGAATTGCTGGAGCGGGAGATCATGCAGAACGTACCGGCCTTCCGTGATAGCGGGGCACGCAAACTACTCGCTGGTAAGCTGCAACGCTTCAGCGCCAAGGATCGTCTTGTAGTAAAATCCTTCCCCACCGGGGGATTAACTGTTCAGGAGTTGCGCAATTATCTAGACCTGCTAGAGCGCGCGCAACGGTTCACCCCGGACGTGCTGATCATCGACTACCCAGACCTGATGAAGGTAGGCACGGACAACTACCGTCTGGAGCTGGGCAACATCTTCAAGGAGTTGCGGGGCATCGCCGTGGAGCGCAACCTAATCTGCGCCACCGCCACACAGTCCAACCGCACCGGGTCGACCGCTAAATTGCTCACCGACGCCCACACCGCCGAGGACTACTCGAAGATCGCCACGGCGGACACCGTGTTGACCTACTCACAGACGTCCACGGAGCGCGAGCTGGGGTTGGCCCGTATCTACGCGTCCAACACCCGCGTGGGCGAGGACGATCGATTCGTGACGCTCATCACACAGGCCTATCGTGTTGGGCAGTTTGCATTGGACTCCGTGTTGCTACCCAGCACTTACGACTCGCATCTGGAATTCTTGATTGGACGCAGTCACCGGGGCTTACGAGAAGAGAATGGTCAAGAAGACCCATCGGCCGCATAGACGCATCCGCCTGCCGGTCATCGCGCCCGCCGCGCTGCAGGCATACTCAGAGCGCCCGCTGGACAACTTCGACTTCATGAAGTCCGTGTCGAAGGAGGAACTCGCTGCGGAAATCCGTACACTTGGATATCGATTTTGTAGATCACCTTGGATTCACCAAATGGCCGGATTTATGGTCGGAGCAGAAACGCGACCTAACTTCTTGTTTTATTACGATATGGGCGGAGGCAAAACTGGGCTGATGTACGATCTATTCCGTTATCGCCGATTGCGCGGAGAGGCTTCCTGTGCGCTGATCGTGGTGCCAGAAAGTATCCACATGACTACCTGGATCGAGCAGCTTAACGATAACGCACCAGATCTAAAGCTTTGCGTATTGACCGGATCCAAAGAGGAACGCTTTGCCTTATTGAACCGCAAGGCTGATATGTTCTTGATAAACCACGGCGGACTCCAGGTCTACATGGCGGATATGGTGAGGAAGAAAAAGCAACCCAGTAAGAAGCACCGAGTATTGAATGAAGATTCTGCTGTAAGTTTCGTAGAGAACTTTGATTTCTTGATTTTGGATGAGATCCATCGAATAAAAAGACACGATTCTTTGTTATTCAAAATGCTGAGTTGGCTCAGTTGGCGATGCCCGTTCCGGTACGGACTGACCGGTACGCCGTTCGGGCGCAATCCGGAAACGCTTTGGCCACAGTTTAAGCTGATCGACCACGGAGCCACTCTTGGTGAAACTATGGGGATGTTCCGGGCAGTGTTCTTTGACGGTAAACCTAACTACTG